ATGTTGTATAGTTTATACTCAAACTCTTCTTCGTTGTACATCTTTATTCGCACAGCGAAATGTTTGAGGGTGTGGTTACAGCTTGATTTGTGGCAGAGGTCATCGGCAATGTCATACAAGGTTGCTCGCTCTTTAGCATCTCCTTTACGGAGTCCTCGACCAATAGACTGTAGGTTGCGTATGCGAGACTTGCTAGGACTGCCAAATATAACATTGTGAAGATTGCGTATGTTGACCCCAGTAGAGAACGTCCCGTACGATGCGATGATAATTGCACTCCGCTCTCCTTCAGTAATTCTTCTAACTTCTTCTCGTTGATCAGCATCTACGCCTCCGTGAACAAAAAATACATGTCGATCTCCAGCTTCGGCTTTAATGAGATCATACAGTACTTTACCATGTTTCTCAACCATCTGGAATAATAATAGTGTATTCCCATTCCTTGTCAAAGTCAAGTTTTTGATAAAGTTGTTACGAGCAGCGTTACTTACAAGAAAGTCCATTTCATCCTGATACTTTGCATTGTGCATTTGCTTACATACTTCAGGAGGATACTTGAGTACAAGACACTTGATACGAAACTCAGCAAGATGCCCTTCGTCAATCAGTTCTTTAGTTTGTACCACACGCATCACTGGACCAAACAAACCTTCAAGTACCAACTTGTTTGTTTGCGTACCATCAAGTGTACCAGTAAATCCAAAGCGATACTTACAGTTGGGCAACTTCTCCATAATACTCGTAAGAGAGTTTGCTTTAAAGAGATGCGCTTCGTCACCGATAACTAAATCGAACTGATCAAAGTACGATCGGTGTTGCTTATAGATAGACTGCCATGTACTGATAAAAACTTTCGCTGAATCAGAAGATTTCGCTTGACCAGCCATGATGCAATGAGTATAATCAAATTGTCCTTCTGAATATGAGAGAAAATCTGTATTCATTTGAGACACTAGTGAAGTTGTAGGAACAATCACTAAAGCTCTTTTGACATCAGTTGCTAAGTAATACTTGAGCAGACTGTAAATAATAAAGGATTTCCCACTCGCCGTAGGCGAGAGAATTAAGGCACGGTGATTACGAATAGCATGAGCAACTGCTCTTGTTTGATACTCACGAGGTGTATAGTTTGGTTCAGTGATAAACTTTTCAAGTTCGTTAGTTGGTACATCTACTGTATCAAGTATTCCGTCATGTACAACCAACTCATAGTCACGCTCCTCAGCAAAACGCTGAAGATGCTGAATCAAACCAACATAGATCTGTCTTGTATTAACATTGAAGAGTTTTATAATCCCATCCCACAGCTTGTTGCGAACAGCAGGCATAAACTTAGCACCTGGGACCTCGAACGAAAAGTAATCTGAAAGTTCCTGAGCTGTACCACGCTCACAGTCTATCTTAAGGAATACTTCGTTCTTTTTGTAGACTGTAATTTGTTCCATTATATAGAGCCACTTGTAAACTTCATCCAGTCAATTGCTGACTTGATTTGAAAGTTTCGATTGTTCAATGATTTAATGATTGCTTCAAGATACTCAACTTTCTCTTGTTGCATAGCAACTTCTAAATTGCTTTCAATATATAGGTCGTCTGATTCAATGTAAGTTTCAACTTCATTCTTAAGAAGTTTTTTATAGAACTGTTGACGACCAAGTGTAGCAAGTTCGTCACGATCCAATTCACCGAGATAATACTCAAGCAAATCCTTACGAATCTTTTTGTTCTTTGCCTTCATTTTAAACAGAACAATACGCTCGCCCATAAAGAACTTCAGATACTTGTTGTGCAGCTTTGGAATCTTGGCTGCTTCAGTACCAAGCTCGGTTTCATCAATTTTGGAATCTTTGTCCCACTCGGACACAATGTCTTCAATCTTCATAATATACTCACAGTTAGAACTATAACAGTTCTAGTATAACCTATCAGGAGATAGTTATCAACTCATACTTACGATAAACAAATTGAACCTGAGCGTTGAGGTATTCAACATTTGATTGCTCAATAGTAAAGTCAACAGAAGATAATGATATAGGATACAGATCAATAAACTTGACTTCAATGTTTGGCTTGTACTGATTAGTCATAATGATCAATGATGCATCGCTAAACACTGTATCTGATCCAGCATTATTAGGGTTTGGTCTTTGAAATCTTGCATGCTGAGCAAAATTATCAGGATAACCCAAGCTGATCAACCAATCATAAATTTCACGATAGTTCTTTAGATCTTCATCAATACGGAAAGAAAGAGCTAGTGGTGCAAACTGCAGCTTATCGCCTGGCATTGGCAGCTTAACAAATGGCGTGTCCAGCGTATCAATTTGCCCCATAGTAATATCAGGAACAGATGCAGTCGTACAGAAATAGTTGACATGAGGCAACTTCTGAATGCTAAATCTAAATCCAATAGGACTTAGAAAGTTTTTGTTATCAGGTTGTGATGCTTGTAGTGCCATATAGATTATTCCGTTTCAGATACACTATTTAGGCGCATAAAAAAAGGGAGGATCCGAAGACCCTCCCTTTAAAACGCTGGGTGAACCCCAGTCTAGTTTTATTACATCAGGTTAGTAACCTTGACCAAACGATAGTAGATGTTACCATCGCCGCCACCGAAACGAGCAGGAGGCGCAGAACCAGCAGGACCGTTGATGGCGAATGGATTTGCTACCATGCCATAACGAGTCTTGAAGCCGATCTTAGGCTGGAAGGTGTTTTCACCAACTGCACGAACCATCTGCAGAGGTACATATGGGCAGTAGAACAAGCCAGCGTCAAACGCAGAAGTGCCCTTGTAACCCAGAGTGTAGTACTGATTGGTTGCGTCAGCGAAGTAAGGATCAATGTACACCTTGATGCGACCATTCAGAACACCAGCGAAGGTGTTACCAGTATCGTCAACATTCAGGTTGTTGTTCAGAGCTGGGGTGTAATCCAGAACACCTGCCATCTGAAGAGCAGAAGCTACATCAGAAGAACAGATCAGGATGTTACCCTTACCACGACGAGTTGCCTTGGCGATTTCGTTAGCATCACGCTCGATTTGGAACATCAGACCCTTGAACTTTTCTACTGACCAACGACCGTTAGAGTCGGTGTCCAGATCGAAAGTACCAGAAGTCGTGGTATTCTTAGTAGCACCAGCAACAGCGGAGTAGTTGATTGTACGAACAACTTCACGGTTGATTTCAGCAAGGATTTCAGCAGACAGGATGTTGCTCAGTTCCTGCTCAGCGTCAAGACCATGAATTGCCTTCAGATCCTGAGCCAGTTCCATGGTGTACTCAGCCTTCAGAGCACGAGAAACTGCAGTTACAGCAACCTTCTCGATTGAGAAAGCCATTTCCTGGAATGCATTAGCAGTACCGTCGCCCAGCTTTTCTGCGTTAGCAGTAGACATACCAGTAGAAACGGTGTAACCAGAACCAGAAGCACGGTCAGCTGGATCAGTACCAGTCTGAGCAGTACCAGCGGAACCGTTAGCAACCAGAATAGAAGCGGTGTTACCAGCTGCAGATGCAGAGAAAGAGGTATTTGCTTCGTTGAACAGTGCTTCGGTGCCAGTCTGGTTGCTGTAACGAGAACGCATTGCGAAAATCAGACCAGTAGGACCAGTCATTGGCTGTACGCCGCAGATATCGTATGCGATCAGGTTTGGCATAGAACGACGAACCAGAGAAATAAGAACTGGATCGAAAGTGTCGATGCTACCAGCAGATGCGGTAGAAGAAGAAGCACCCATAGCGTTAGCAGGTGCAGCTTCGCCGAGCAGAGTTGGAGCATGATAGCCGCCAGAACCGTATGCCTGCTCACGAGCAGAGCGTTCCTGGTTTTCCAACAAAGTTGCTACTGTGGCACGCTTGTGAGCATCAGAAATCTTTTCCAGGTCTGGATGCTCAAGAACTGGCTGCCACTTCTTGATAAGTTCATCAGATTGATACATTTTAGGTCTCCTTCGAGTTAATCTATCCTAATTGTTAATTATTTATAAAAATTACTTTTTGATGCTCTTAGAGATGGCATTCAGATAAGCAGCCATTCCTGGATCGACATTCTTAGCATCCTCTTCGATCTCAAGAGGTTCATCATCAAAGTTGGTTTCCTCAGAGATCATTTCGGAATCACCAAAATAGTTCTCCTTGATCGTCTCGAGCTTTTCAGCATAAGACTCCTCAGTGTCAAACTCTACACCTTCAGCTAGAGATGCCAGCTTAACAGCTTGAGATTCGGTCAGACCTTCAGAAACATTAGCCAGCACGATTGATGCCTTGGCTTCGCTCAGTTCTCTCTTGAGGTCAATATTCTTTTCGATTTCTTCATTGATCGATGCTTCGAGTTCTTCAACCTTAGCAGCGAGTTCGTCAACAAAGTCAACCTTTTCTTCTGGAATATCGATGTAAGATTCAGTGAACAGATCACGCAGACCCTTCATGAAGTTTTCTGCGATTTCAGCACGGATACCTTGCTCAACAGCCAGTTCGTTTTCCTTCACCCATTCTTCAGCAACATAACCGAGATAGTTGTCCAGTTTCTCAGCAAACTGCTCAGCGATTTCTTCCTTAGCAGCTTCCATTTCGCCTTCAAGATCAACAGTTACAGTTTCGAGCAATTCGTTGACCTTAGATACAACGGCAGCTTCGAAGATAGTGGTTGCCTTAGATACAAACTCTTCAGAAAGTTCTTCGCCGTTAAACATTGCGGCAACATCTTCAGCAACATTAATGTCGCCTGCTTCGATGTGACGAATTTCACGAACAGCGATTGCAGAAGTTTCTTCTTCAGATTCTTCAGCAACAACTTCCTTACCTTCCAGAGCAGCCATCAGTCCTTCGTAAACACGAGCGAACTCTTCATTGCTCATGCCCTTAACAACATCAGCAATCTTCTGTACAGCCTTTACCTTAGTTGGCTTAACAGATGAACCCTGCTCTGGGTTTTTGTTCTTATCTTCATCCTTTGGTGCAGAACCAGGAGGAGAAATTTCCTTTGCTGTAGGTTCAGCGGTTTCAGCGTCAACACCGAAAGATGCTTTAGCTTCATCCATCTGATCCACTTCGTTTTCGAGTAGTTCTTTATCAGACATTTGGATTGCTCCTATTAAGTTATCTCATTTGTAATTTATTTATAAAAATAAATTTTTTACTTTGTCAAAGAGTTCAGAAACTGCTCGAACATAGCAAACTTCTTTGCCTCTACTTCAGCAGCACTCATTGTTTTGATTTGCGAACGCATCTGGTCAGCAACTTCAATTTGCTTCCAAGTGCCAGTTGATTCATTAAAAACCCACTCAGCACCTTCCATAACACCTTGTACAAAAGCGTTAGGAGCAGAAGGATCAGCTACGATATCGGCAGCGGTTGCCAAGTAAAAATCGTCTTGTACTTCAGCGATACCATTACGACCCATCTTTAGTGAACCCATACCACGAGAAGATACACCAAGCTGCGCACCTTCATCCATCAGCGACTTAACAATCGCACCATATGGAGTTTCGGTCATAATCTTAGCACGACCAACATAGTTATCACCATCACGATCCAGTTTAGTAATCATGTGCGATACACGCTCAAGATTAATGGTAGGACCTTGTGGGTGACCGAGTTCGCCGTAGGCACGGTTCTTCTGAATATAATCTTTGTTATAACGAGAAACTTCCTTATCGAGCGTTTCTGTAGAATACATACGCTTGTTACGATTAGGAATGTTGCCCTGCATAAAGATACCTTCGATAAAGTAATTCTTCTTGCCTGATTCTTTGGCTTCGGTCAGATAATTAATATCTTCCAAAACTTCGGTGATGAGTTTCATTAGATGTCTCCCTCAGCAACCTTAGTGCCATATAAACCAGCACCAGTAAGCGTATCATATGGACGCTTACGAATAACGGTGCCAGAGTTTGCTGGCAACTTAATTACAACAGAACCACCAGCATAAGAACCGTGTTGACCGTTACCTGTATCAACATCAGTGTTAGCTACTGTAACTGTTACAGCGTTATTTGTTGTTACAACATAAACCGCAGTCGCAAGATAGCAGTTATTTGCTGCTGCAAGAGATACAGAATTTGCTAGTGGTTTCAGTGCCATTGCTTATTCCTTATTTCTTGACTTCTTTACGATCGCCATTAAACTGATGGTCGCCAGCAACAGGATGCTTGGTCTTTTCTACCTTATGAGCATTCTTGAAATCTTCCTCGCCCTTAGAGCGTGGCTTGTAATCTGTTGCTTCTTTATCGTCGTCTTTCTTTGCAACCAGCTCATCAGCTGCTGCACCTGTACCTTCAACGATAAAGTCGATAAAACTTTTGATAGACATTTTATTCTTCCTCAGTTACTTCAGCTTCAACGCCGTTCATATAGTTTGCAGCTACATCGTACTTTTTCATTTGTACTGCGTCATAAACCTTATCCAACAGGAGATCGTTCACAACACTGCGAAACTCAGAAACATTGCCGTTGAAGGCAAGTTCTACTGCATCTTTTGCGGTATAATCAGACATAATAGTCTCCAATTAATTTTTTCATCTCTATTTATAAAACTTATTGTTCTTCCATATCGGAGTCCATCCCCGAGTCATCTTCCATTCCGCCCATTTCCTGAGCCAACTCGGCTTCGGTTTGTATTTGCTCGTCGATCTCATCGATATCTTCCTCCGTCTGCATCAACACATTTTTGCGGATCCATTCGACGGAGAAATATTTTCCAGCGTACTGATCAACATCTCCGAGCAACTGCAATCTGCCCTGTAGGATTTCATTGTTCTTCAGTTCAGCGAAATGATTGTCTTCAAGGAAGTCATAATAGATATCGCCTTTGATTTCTTTCCACTCTTTCTTTGTAATAATACCCTTGAGCAACAACTGACGCTCAAGCAAAATATTAAACAATTCAGTGAAACGATTACGAAGACGATTGATAAAGCGTGAGAACTTCAGTTCGTCACGAGTAATTTCTGATGAGCGACCAAGATTAAACTGCGTTTCAGTTTCCAATCTTGATACTGGTACATTTAATGATTCATATAACTTCTTGCGGAAGTACATAACATCATCGAGTTCACCAAGGTTTTGCCCGCCAGGAAGTGTAGTAATTTCAGTTGACTTACCACCTTCACGGCGAGGCAACCAGTAATCTTCAA